CGGTGGATGCCGAGCAATTTGAATCTCAAGTCGTTATGGATTTTGTCCCCTCTTTAACTAAGTTGAAGAGTTCAGGATCGAATACATTGAACACCCTCAATCAGCTTTTAACAGGCCTTAAAACAGGGTTAGACCTATCCGTGTATGGGTTTCCAATTTTAACGGAATCTCAGAAGAATCGTTTAATACGATTAATTGTTGCTTTGGTCAACTTTTTGAACAATGTTCAGGAAGGGAACAGTACCTCTACACTCGCCCTCTCGTTTACGGGTGTAGTGGTCAGTGTTATTGACCCCACAGTTTTGCTCGATAGAGCCACCAAGCTCTTTAGTGAGTTAGTAGACCATCTCAATCAGATTTGTGAGCAGTTTTTCGATGGTGTACGTGATGGTTACAAGTCCCAAAGTAGTAACTATAATATTTCAGAAATCTTAGCCTCCTTATTTTTGTCAGGAAAGAAGGTTAAGGCAAAGTTGGATGATGTTTTGCAGGATAGACTTATGGTAGTAGTGCAAACATTTATGACTAAGATTGTTAGTCTATGGGTAGCTTCAACAAATGGAGTTAATTTTGATGAGATTAATGTTGGAACGATTGGATCACTCTGCTCGAACGCGTACAAACTCGTTGGAGATGGAGTTGATATCATCGATATGATAGTGAGTGCTTTAAAGTGTGTGACTGAGAACTGGTCAGATTTGATTTACGGTAATTTTGAGTCTCTTTTATTAGGGAAAACCGAAAGTTCAAAGTTTGAGGCCACATGCGCTAAGATTGAAGGCATGTATAAACTTGTAAAGGCCAAGCAAAGTAATTTGCTGCAATCTGAATATGGGCATTCTATTGAATCCTTCAATATGCTAGTGGTAGATACATTGAAGGAAGGAAGGAATTTTGTTAAGACTCAGACAGGAGCTGTATTGGCAGTCCTAAAGAGTGCTGTAACTAGGTTAGAGATTATTCGTGCTGAAATTTTGTTGGCTATTCAGCAAGAATCTCTTAAACCCCAACCTATGGGGATAATTTTGTACGGAGGTAGCAGTGTAGGAAAGTCTACAGTCCAAGATACTTTGGCGCAGACTATAATAAGAGCACATGGTATAGTCCCATCTTCCGGGATGATCAATGCTGTAAACTACTCCGATAAGTTTGATTCTACTACCACATCTGATAGCAAGGTAACATTAGCTGACGATGCTGGGAATGCCCAGAGTAGAGAAGATTTCTCGGAACGTGTAATAGACCATGTAAATACGCAACGTCGCCCTATCAATAAGGCGGCTGTGGAGGATAAAGGTGTTCATTTTTATAATAACATTGGTCACATCATTTCGACTAATGACCACCAGATGAAGAACATCATTAAATCGGTTTGCCCTGAATCCGTCTTCCGTAGGTTCCCCCTACATATCCGGGTTAAGGCAAAGAAAGAATATAGAAAAGTGCCTGATAATGAGGATTCTGGTTTTGATCCTCACAAGACCGCACATTTAGATACGAGAGAGCGTATGGATGCTTATCAATTCGAAGTGTATGAGTTTGTATCAATGAAGTCTGCTCCTTTGGAAGGAGAGTCAGATGATGTATTGGTAGATCAGGACAAAGCGAAGCTTGTAGAGCTAGATGGAATGGTTTTGCGTAGAGTTGAGTTGCCTGAAAGTGGTGATATGCCTATGTTGGAGAAGTTGAAGGCATTTGTGTTCACCAAGACACAAGAACATCACAAACAGGCTGTAATTAATGTAGATATGATGAAGAAGTTGGAAGTTTGTGAAACATGTATGACATGTGGAGTATCTTCTGAATTTTGTGTGTGTAAAAAGGAGGTAGAATCCCAAGCCAATATTGTAGAACCGATTTTGAATTGGTATGGTGATACTGCTTCTATGACGAGAGCTCGCTTAGTGTCAGCGCATGAGGAGATGACAGCTTGTCTGTCTTCCTATAACCCCATTCCTTATGGTAGGTTATTAAGGAAGAGAGTTAAGGTTGCATCCCACTTGTTTGTGCATAGGCGTGAGTTGTTGACTCAGCTTAAGTCTCATTGTTTTAAGGTAGTATGTATGATGATATGGATTATGTTAGCTAGTAGTTGTGCTGCTACCCTTGATATGTGGAATTTGTGTTTTGTAAATATTTTGATGGTGTTCATTGTTCCATTTTTGTACACCAAGAGAGTCTTTGAACGAGAGTTGCGACGCATTGAGCGCGAGATTTGTTCTAGACCAGGTATGTTGACGTTTTTGGTTCCAGCATCAGAAGCTCTGCGATCCGATCGGGCTAAACGAACCTTTAAATGGATGACTATGGTTGGTGGAATTTATGCTGT